TCAGCTACTTGATAAGTCATTTGATCTTCTGATTCAACTTCATCAATCACTTCTTGACCTTCACCACAAGCATGGCCGGCTTCCATCATGCCACCGCATGCTTCGCAAGTTTCTTCTGATTCTTCATCATGTGAGTGTTCACCACCACCAATGCCTGATAGTTTCTTCATCAAATTCATCATACCATCGTGGTCACCAACTACTTCAATTGCATCACCACCTGCGCCAATTTCAGCTGGCTCACCACCATTGTCTACTGTCATTGGCTCTGCGTGTGACATTCCAGGACTATCATCTCCGCCAAACAAGCCTAAACCTGCTGATTTGATAACGCTTAGTAACTGGTCAGCTTCACCGTCTTGTGCTGAAACACTTACTGAATCAGGAGTACCTTGTTGACCTTTACTGATAGATACAGTCATACCTTCAGTAACTTCTTTATCTTCTAATAGTGCGTTTAATTGTTTGTCTAATGCTTCAAAAGCGAATGCATCGTTCTTTACAAACTCTTTACCACCAAGACTGAATTTACTACCTTTTGGTGTGTTCTTTGCGGCCCAGCTGAATGGACTTTCTTCAATATCTGCTTCGGCTAATTCACCTTCTTCAGCACCATAGCTTGCCATTGTGTTTACTACAGGTGTAGTTTCACCAACATAACCTTGAATTGGTACTTGACCATAGCACTCATCTAAACCTTCTTTGTAGCCTTCGTGGTAGCAACGTGCTTCTTCCATGTCTTCATAATTTTTACCGCAATGTGAATGGCCACGTAGTCCGTGTGCTTTGCCTTCTGCACGTGCGGCATTTAATTTTTGATCCATACCTTCTTTAACTTTCTTTTTCTTCAAATCGTTTTTACCCTTACCATCTTCAGCATAGTCAGGGATACCATTCTTGTTAGCATCTGGCTTAGCCTTTTTAGCTTCTAGTGTTAATGGGCTTGCCAATGCATCACGTGGAGGCTGATCGGCTTCTTTGATTTTCTTTAATTGTGAGCCTGCAATTTTTGTTGCGGCTTCTTTACCATACTTAGGTGTTAATTTCTTAACTAATGCATCAAAGCCTGTAGTAGCATTATTGTGCTTGCCAATGTCGCCTTCTTTCATTTCTTCATCCCCACCAAGCTTAAGAGTACCTTTTTCAGATGCTTGTTTAATTGTGTTAGCAGTTGCCGCATCAGCAGTTCCCATTGGCTTACCATCTGCTCCAATAATCTGACTTGCACCTGGCATTGGCTTAACAGTAATACCCATTTCATTCAATGGTTCATACATTTGGTCAAGATATTCTTTGATACTATGCTTCTTAGTTTTCTTTTTGTCGTATTTAGGTAACTTAACATCTTTACCTTTAGTTACGCCAAATGCACTGAAGTCATACTTCTTATCTTCACCTGATGTAGATGTAGCTTTCTTTGGACGGCCTTTGCCTTTTTTCTCGGCACTTTTGTCTTTAACTTTATTGCCTTCTTCATCTTCATCGTCTTTACGACCATAACCACCTGGCTCAGCAGTGTGCTTTAGTCCAGTTTTAGTTTTTGTTGTTGCTTCGTTCAACTGGTCGAGTTGTGATATTAAACTTTTGAAATCCATTTTATATTCCTTTTATTTAGATGCACTTGCGCCGGTTTGTGGCTTAGGTGGACGTTTGATTGTGCTCATTGGGCTCTTTTCACCCATCTGTTTGTCATCCAAGTAAGGCTTGAATGGATCGAATGCGTCAGGTGTTTTTGCACCTGCATAAGGGACATCAATCTTTGAACCCTTAGATTGATTTTTGATACTAGATAAGTAGCTGTCACCGTAGTTTTTGCTAGCTTCTTTAGCACCTGGTTGTTCTTCTAATTCAGGATGTAACAGTAATGGGTTATGGCTCATTTCATTAGCATACCCTTCTGCTTCACTATTGATGCTGTCATCAAAATCACTTGATACTACTCTAACCATATCAACTTGATAACCAAGTAATTGTGCAATTTGTTGTATCATTGGCTCTGTCGCTGGATAGCGAAATTGTGCTTTAATGATAGTAACAGATTGATTACTCAAATTAGGAAATCCATATGGATCTTTTTGTATTGGGGTTTTTTTAGGTTCGTCAATTTTAACTGGATCAAACTTATTTAAGTTATACTTAAACAAGTCGATAAAATTCTTATCAACATCTCCTGCAATTTTAATAGTGTAGTTGTAAGTGTGAACACTTTCTACAATGTAATGTTTGAGGCTTTTCATTTCTTATTCCTGTATTCTGTATTTATCATTTATTATCTGTTTTAGCTGCCAACATCTTAAGCAACTCATTACGGTCTAAGCTCTTACCTTCACCTAATGGGGTAGCATTTACTTCTTCTTCTTTACCTGCTGTTTTTTGATCTAAAGCCGCTTTTTTAAGCTGTAAATCAAGCATTTTAAGCTTTTTATTAATCTTTGCTGTCTTTGATGTAATAGCGTGTCCTAAGAAACTACTAGCACTATTAAAAATTTCACTTGCAAAACGACTATCAACTTGCATACCTAAATCCATTAAATCTTTATAGCTGTTTGTTGCTAGTATAGCTAACTCGTCCATCTCAGTATCACTTGCTTCTAAACCCCTGACTTGTGGAAGTGCGGCTTCAATCTTGTCTAATGCTTCAGATGTTTCTGTTGTTATTTCTTCCATAGTATCGGGTAGAGAAATAGTGATTCCTCTATCATTGTTTTCTGGAAGCTCGAAAAGTTCTTGCAATTTTTTGGTCATAAAAGTATTTATTTACCTTTTCTTACCCTGATGAAAAAGGTCATCTTCAGTTATAACTCTAAATGTATACCCCTGTTGTTTGCAGAATGCCATTGCCGCTTGCCATTTAGCATGATTGATAGCTACGACCATACGATCCTTAGCACTAGCAACTTTGCTTTCTATAAGACTTTGTTTTTTGGGTTTAATCTCTACAACTTCTGCGATTTGCTTACCATATTTATTTTGATAAACTACAAAGAAGTCAGGTATATATATTGTTGGTTTGCCTGTTAATGGGTGACGATAAGGAACGCTGAATGATTCACTAGCCCAATACAATACACTTTTATTACTGTCACAGAAGGTCATAAATGTAAGTTCCCAACCACTGCGATATCTAGGTGTATGTTTACCTATATATTTTGTTGGATTCTTGGGAGTATATATACCCTGTGCATACTTAGCCATTACAATACTATGTTTCTTGCAACAGGTTGATTGGGTTGAGGTACAGTACCTATACCGTACAATGCAGTTTTGCTTTTAAAACTATTAAGGTAATATGTGATAACAGTATTCATTTCTAACTTATTGTTTAATCCTTTGATGTAATCTAATAAGTCTAATACAGGAATTTGTGTTTGTTGTGAAATTCTGAATAAATGTGCTGTAAAATTATCTGCTATTTGTTTTGTATCACAGACTGAAATAAAATAGCCATGAACAATGTCATACTCATTACCATTGACAACTAAGTCAAATGCGTAAAAGTCATCAAATATTCTTACTGTTGAATCTAAGTGTGAGCGGGAATCAAGTATTCTTGCCATGTATAAATCTCCTAAAAGTATTTATACATTTAACCTTGACCAGATTGTTTACCGGCGGATGCTGTACCAATTCGTTGAGGGAATGCTAACACGTTAGGAGTAGGACTGCCAGCACTTGCAACGCCTGCAGGAGATACACTGAATCCTGGATAATATGTTGTAGTTCTAACACTACCCGGTAGTGCTTGTTGTGCGGCTTGATTGAGAATACCGTTAATATCTGATTTTGCCACTTGTTTTATATTTGTATTTTTAAATGTATTATATGCAGTACCTGCAGTTCTAATAGCACCTAAAATATTACCATTTGCTAAATCTTGCATTGCACCACCAGCCGCATCTACTAAGCCACCCTGACCCAAAATTGTTGCATTAGAACCGGGTCTTGCAATTGGACTCAATGTTCTGTCATAGTTAGCATCTAGACCAAATCCAGGTACTGTATTACTCGGAGTCTTACCATCTAATGCGCCTTCGGCATACTTAACTGTTTCATAATCAATTGACATTGTGTTCGTCATTGTGCCGTTGCCGGTACTATAGTCATATGTATCATGGCTAAAACGTGTAATAAGAGGATTTACTAATGTATATAATACAAAGTTATGTTGATTAAAACCATAAATTTGTATGTTCTTAAAGAACGGTATTTTACCAATACCCATCGTAGCATTCAATGTGGTTTGTGATGCATTACCAGTATCACCGATATAACCCCAATCTTCATCACCTGCAATACTGTTGTTATATAGATTTCTACTATTATAATCTGCACCGCTATTAGCTGATTGAGAGCCATTTTGAGTTGTTTGTCTACCTGATGATGTTATCACAGGCTTATTGGCATCTTTGTAATAGTATGTATAATAATTATACCACATATTACGAACATTATTTCCATTGTCATCATGGAATGCAATATCAATAGGATCATATTTGATTTTTGTTTGAATAATACGTTTACGATTGTATTGATTCATTACATGTGTATCAAAACTATATGAAGGTAACTTCACTGTTTTAACTGCCAAACCAAAATTCACTCCTTGTTGTAATCCAACTGCATATGCGGCAGGATTTATTTCAAAATAAACATGAAATAAGAATTTAAATTTGGGAGCGTATTGAAACGCATTAGGGCGAAATGTCTTTGCGGCGTGAGTGTAATCACGTACATAGTCGTTGCCGAAGAATCCTCCGGCAACGTCTTGTGCAAAGTTTTGAAAAAATCCAGACATGGATTAAAAACTTAAGTAATTAGCCGTTTGTCTGGCCGATACCAGTAACAGTTGAACCACCTAAGATACGACCGACACTTGTACCAACACCTGAAGTCAATGGAGACTGGACAGCATTATCGTAACGAATTGTCAATGCAATTGTAGCTACTTCATTTGAACCATAGTTTAATGCACCATAGTTAGCTGTCTTTAAATAGCAACCATAGCATTCCCAAGTTTCTAATACTTGAGGAACAGCAGTACCGTTACCACCGTCTAAGATTTCAATGTTTGTTTGGAACTTATAATCTTGACCAGTTGCGGCTGAAGCTTGTTCAACCATATCTAGTTGTTTCTGAATTTGTTGACCAACTAACTTAGAAACGCTACCTTGAGCATCATCTCTAACGTTAACTGTCAATTCATTCCAACTATGTCTACCTGCCAAATATAATGTTGAGTTGTAGACCGGCAATGTAATTTCTTCAAAACTGATTTGTGGTCTGTTAATATCTATAACTTGCTTTGTCAACTCAATAGTAGCTCCAGTACCGAAACTCAGAAAGTTAACTCTGAAACGATATTGTAGTTTTGGCATCAACAAGCCCTGGTTTCCACCAGCGTTGTCTGACGCTACGGTCATGTTGAACAATGATTGTGAGGCTGTTGCCATTTTTTAATCTCCTGTATCTTTATTTATCTTTAGTTGAAATGCCCCCTAAGGGGCATTTCATTTTAGCCTAAGGCTGCGATTTCACCTGTGTTTAAAACACGCACTGGTATGTAAATGAATTCAGCCGCTTTTACTGGCTCAATAGCAACGTCTACCCATAACTCGTTTCTATCAATTCTTGATGGTGTGTTGTTTTGCTCATCACACTGCACAATATAATCATAGATACCTCGTTTGGCAACCAAATCAATCATCAATGTTTGAACAACACCTGCAATTTGATTACGTGTTAGTGCATCATTTGGTTCGAATACGAAAGGTCTTGCTGCCAATGTTAGTTGTCTGCGTACATAATTAACTAGTCGTGCAACATTGGTTCTGTCTAATGCACTTTGACTATTATAGCTAGTCTTATTACCGTAGTTCAATAAACCAATTCCAGTGAAGAACACTAATGGATTGATGAAGTTGATATACAATACATCACGAATACCTAAGCGTGTCTTAATTGGCTGAAACTCACCAGTAGTACGATCCAAGTAACCGATGTTTAATGCATTATCAATGTTACCACGACGAGTACCGGCTGCCGCTAACCAAGGATAAGCAACAGTATCATTACGTAAGAATGTACGCAACATCATGTGTGATGCCGGAACAACAACTTCATTACCTTGTAAGTCATTTGTGATACCACTTGGATAGAATAGACCTAGGTAAGTATTACGTGTAACTAAACCTGCTTCACCAGTACTTGTAGCACCTGCGGTGTTATTAGCCCAAGCTTGGATGTCAGTAGCACTATCAGCTAATCCTAATGGAGTATCACCGATGATGTAACCTGTCTCACCACGATCCGCATTCAATACAACCATATTAGGTTGTAGTTCTGGATAGTTAGGAGTAGCCATCAAGTTAAAGTAGTTATCTTCATCACGTATGTCTGTGTTTGTATCAATTGCTGAACGCAATGCTTGTACAACCATAGCACGTTGTGCGTTACGACCCATATATGGTGCGCCACTTGCAGTATTACCACTTACTGTTACCCATGCTGCCGTTTCAGTTGGTAGTGTTTCACCTGGAAAATTTTGAATACTAAAATAGTTACTACGATATTGTTTAACATTATAACCACTACGGCGTGTGTTGAACAACAACATACCTTGTGGATACAGTGTTGGATTAGGAGCATCTAAATCTAAGTAGTTGCTTGTTAGTAAACTAGTGATTGTTGGAATCGGATCATCAGTGACACTTGTTGTACCATTAGTTGCCCAACGTGCGTCTTGAAATAGAACACCTGTCGAACTTGTTTGGTCAGTATTATTAATTAATACCCAAATATCTTCACCGTCAACTTGTTGCCAACGACTAATTACTGGATATATTTCTAAATCACTTGTGTCAATCCATAGATCGCCGTACACTAATGCAGTACCGTCGCTTTGTGTTGTCGGTGCTGTTGCCGCTATTATAGGACCGTTTGGATCAGTTGTATTTGCACCGGACGAAGCTGGCGCGCCAGTTGTGTCATAGTTAGTATTTTTATAACCAATCCATGCACCACCTTTTTGAACCATTATGTCTACCTGGTCAACTACACTGTAGAACCAGTTTGTATTATTAGCCGGAGCAACTGCAGGAGCTCCCTCGTTCGGGGTGTAGTCTAGTAGTACCCAATTGCTCAATTGAGTTGAAAAATCTGCATCAGGTTGACCTGAAGAGTATGCTATAGCAGTTACAGCACCACCTGAAACACCTGTTACGGTAACAGTTAAGTCATTAGTACCATCTACGCCGCCTAAATCAGAACCCAGAATAGTAACAGTATCACCTAGAGCATATCCAGAACCACCACTAGTGACTCCGGCACCATTTACAGCATATATATTTGGTGTGGCCGAAATATTAAATGTTGCAGAGATACCTGAACCATCTGTTGTATCTTGGGGTGCAGATGTAAATGAAGTAATAATACTAGTTCCCCATTTTACACCAGTTGTAGTGTTTATAATAAAACCTGCCTCATTTATTAAACCATTAGAAATGCCAGTATTAACACCTGCTGAATTAACAGTGTCATTTAATAAAATTTCACCACCTTCAGTATGTGTCAATATAATTGAACCATCAGTAGCTACACTTGCTTCTGTATAAGGGATGCCGGCTGCCGACCATGCTGTAATAAAGTCAGTAGCATCACTATTATCAGCTAATGTTACCAAATAATTACTGCTTAATGAAGAACTATTAGGAACTGATACTTGTACATCCATATAATATGGACCAGCATTAAAGTTAGGAGTTGTATTAGAACCAGTCACAATAGTAGGACCTGTAGCTAAACGTTCCCATGTATACAACGGTGCTGTTATTCCACGTGGTGCTTGACCGGGTTGAATAATGGCACCTGCGGCATATTGCATATATACTGTTCCTGCAGGAATTGCTTGGCCACCGGTTGGATCTAATGTGGCATTTTCTTGCCAATCACTAGTAGATATCGTAACAGTCTTATTAACCCAAGTTTGAGTAGCACCATTGAATTCGGAAATAACTGGTTGTAACCCATTACCAGATGCTCCAACCTTTAACCATACTGATCCAGTAGGTCTGGGTGTTGTTTGACTTGATGTCCATAATGGCATTTGAGCACTTGTACCGTATGATACTACTGGTTGATTAAATACTCCACCATAAAGTCCAGTGCTAGCATTATAAAAACCAATCTGTTCTAATATATTACCACCAGATGTAAGATTAATATATCCAGCACCTGTAGGAAGTGTTTGATTAGAGAATAAACATAATTGTCCACTACGAACTTCAGCAGACAATGTAGTCCAGTTTAAACCGTTAATTGAATTAGCAACATCACCTACAGTTTGACCACCGGTTACGGTAATAATCGTGCTATATAATCCGTTCATACTAATAGTAAATGTACCTGAAGCCAATGTAGGATTAGAATTCTCACCTATTGCGGTGGGAGTATCTGATCTCCATGCAGGTGAACCTAAGAATACCCACTCGTTTGATGTTGTTTTGTACCAATATGTTTTATCATTGGGGTCAGTTGGACTACCTGTATTAGGAGTTGCATCAATCGCATAGTCACCTATGTTACCAATACTTTGCAATGGAATACCGCTTGCCAGTTGAGTTTCGTCAGATATTACGATAGGACTTTGTAATACAAATTTACCACTGCCAGATGCATCGAATTCATATATACCCCAAGTACTTGTAGTTGTATCCAACCAATATGTACCACTAGCTGGATTGCCTGTTGGACGGCCTGTTTGACCCACTAAGCTTGCTAAATCAATGTCACAACGTAAAACATAGCAACGATTAGTAACACCTAATAATGAATAAGCCGCTAGCAAACCGTATTCGTTCAATTCGTAACCTTGAATTGGTGTACCATTTGTCGTTGTATAGAAGAAAGGTGTACCATATAAGTTTACTAAATCACGTTGACTTGTTACTTGATATAATTTGTTTGCGTTAGCAGCCGTAGTTGCTACTGCTACACCTGTGCCACTAGCGTTTGCTTTGTTTTGTGCAGTTGCTAATAGAACTAGTGGGACTGAATTTGTCGGGGCTGGTAAGTATTGACTTTCATCAGTAATCGTTACTTCTACGCCTGGAGATGTTAATGCCATTTTATTTTTCCTTTATGTAAAATTATGAGGTTTACTACCTAATTTGCATAATAGTATTTAGTATATAGTTCAAAAAAACACCAATTACCGTGC